TTCTGTGATTGCTGTATTACCACCAACGTTGAATGTAGGTGATACACCATTACTGGTAACAGTGAATCTCACTGCACCATTGCTGAATGTTTGATCATGTGTACAAATTATGTTTGGATCATGATCTGCATCATTACCATCTAACTTCTTTATAAATGTAAATTTCTTACTCATAATTAACTCGGCTTAACAGGCCACACAACATCACTTTTAGCACTTATACCGTCTGTATAACTGTTTGGCAAGTCACGTAATGCTGTTCTATATGTTTGCCATTCTGCTTTTTTTGCATCACTCAATGGTGAATCTGCACCTTGTGTCCAATCACTTGCAGTTAATAATTTGTTACGTCTATCACGCATCCAATCTGTGTAATCAACTGCAACTGTGGGTATTTCTTCTGCTTCTAATGTATCTAAATTTATTCTATACTTGTTTACGTCCCAACAACCATTTATGTATGCCAAATTATTTTCAGCAGTGAGTTGTCGCGACAAAATTGATTCGCTCATTTTTCTACACATAACAATTCTACCTGTTTGTGTATTGTATATGGTTCTATGTGGATGTGCCATTATTTCTCACCCTTTGTAACGTGTAGTACTTCATATTTCATATTACCAAAACCTCTTGGAGCAGTATTTGATGTGTCTACATCTGTGTAACCTTGTAGACTGATTTCAATAGTCTGTGCTCTCATGTCTGCTGGCAAACCATTTGCAACAGGATCATTACTGAACTTACCACCTGCATTCAACTGCGGTGTAAAGTCATTTGCATTTATGAGTTCTACACCACCTTGTTGTATTTTTACATTTGTGGTATGTGTGGTATTTGCAAATTCCATTTCAACGTTGCCTGTAAAGCCTACATCAAATACACCTGTAATGGTACCACCAAGGTTTGCTTCTGCAGTAAATGAATAATCACCTATGTCAGCGCCAGTAAAGTCATATGTGGCAGGTGTTATAATGTCTTGGAATGTGGTACCACTTGCAACAGATGTGTTGTTAGGAGGTGTGTCTTCAAGTTGTACACCACTGGTAAAATCAGCAACAGATTCTTTTGGTATAAAGTTCTTTGGAGTAACTGTGATGTTTGCAGTGGTGTTGGCTTGACTCTTTACTCCTGTGAGGTCATCTCTGCCTGATATTGTTGCAGTAAATGTATCTATATTTGGAGTTAATAATTCATTTTGTGAAAAACCAGTTAATGGTATGCCCACAGACACCGTTGTGTTAGGAGCAAAATAACTGTTACCTGCAGGAGGTGTAAATGTATAAGTTGTTGGTGTTACTGCCGCAAAGTCTGTGCCTACTGGATTGATATCAAGATCTAATTCATTGTAAAACACATTTGCTGGCAAATTCAAATCAAATGCCGCAAAAGGACCTGATATAATATCACCTGGCAATGTGGGGAATGTCATGTTTGCATAATCAATGTTTGCAATAACATTACCATTACCTGAATCAACTATGTTGGCATTTGCATCATCACCATCTGTGATGATTGTGATATTACCATAATCAATATTGGCATTTGTCCAATTGGTCCACCAGCCGGGTATACCACTTGCGCCTGGTTCACCTCTGCTTTGTACATTTGAATGTGTGTAAACATCATCTGAATATTCCAACAGTACTATTTGTGCTGACAACATACCGCCTTCATCTTCTTTTTCTGTTACACGCATTGCTCTAAACAACTTGTCTGTGAAGTCATATTCTGTGTTGGTAACTTTCACAACGTCACCTGCGTCAATTTGTATTGCACTGTAGTCTGCTACTACTTCAAGTACAGTGCTGGTTCTACTTTGACGCAAGTCAATGTTTGCAAGGTTTTCTACTCTGGTATTATCATTCACAAGAGGATATCTTGTGCTTAATTTATTATCTGGTTCGTTTGCATTTCTATCACCTGCAGGTGTTGTAACAAATACAGTATCTGTTTGGTCTTTCTTGATGAGACTTGGATATTCAACTTCTACTTCATTGTATAAACCATACAAGTCAGTTGATGTGATTGAAATAGCACCTGTCATGTTGTCATCATTTAATTCAAATGCGGCATTCTTTTCAGCAGTTGTTGCGGCTCTATTGGGGACTACGGCAAATTTACCTTTCTTTGGATTGTATGTAAAAAATGTACTGCTGGTTTGACACAACAAATCAATGTTGTCTTTCACATTGCCGTATGTACTCAACATACCATCTACACGCCATCTATCTTGCACATCACCTGTGCCTACGCTTGTGGTATATGGTACTTGTGTTGTGCTGTAATCATAAAGATCATCAAAAGAATCTGTGTCGAGATCACTCGCACTGAGTCCTGCACCATAACGTGAATTCTGCATGTAATCAAGCATAACATTGCTTGGCTCTGAAAGACTGTTTGTGATATCAAAGTTGATTGCACCTAAACCTGTTAAACCATTTTCTGGATCATAATCCAATTCAAATACTGCATACACAAGATCATCGTACGACGTGTTTGCACTTATGGTTGACAACAAGGTTTGTGCCGCAACTGGTGTACCTGTTGTAGGAAATATTTGATTACTGCTACTTTGTGCATTACCTGCATATACTCTACAACGCATTTTGCCACTTACTGCTGTGGTACTTGTGGCATTTGGATCTGTTACAGATTGCACAATATGTGAACTGGCAAAAGTACCAAAGTTCAATGTTGCATCATCTCTGTATATTTTTTGTACGGTATAACTACCCGAATCTGTTTTTTCTGATATACAAATAACATATATCATGGTGTTGTTTTGGTTTGTGATACCAGCATCTACAATGATACCACCTGTTATGTTTCTACCATAGAACACAGGCAACTTGTTATCTGTTGCTGGTGGTAACTGTATCTTAACACCTGGATCTTTTTGATTACCAAAAGAAGGTGGTTTGAACACACCTAATACTTTTGCTGTGGCCATTGCAAGTCCACCTGCAATGATACTGGTTGCAAGTCCTGCCCATGTAAGAGAACCAATGATAGTAGCAGTAGAGATACCTATTGCACCTACTATTGCACTTGCTATTGCTGTAAATACTGCCATCTATTTTCCTCTGTACAAATAATTACGTTCGATTGACTGCCAACCACGTTGTTCTAATCCTAAATCTGGTGATTGTTCCATCAATGTAAGAGTAAAACCTGATATCAATCCTGCATCAGTCATTTTTTCACCATATTCAATATATTTTTTAAGCAATTTATATCCCAATGTTGAAAATCTATGTTCTTCTTCTACCCACCATGCTATTTCTCTCATGGTTTTTACATGTGGTAACCAAGGATCTTCGCTGATTAAACCAATCAACATGCCTTGTAGTTCACCTTCTACTTCGCCTACTATAACACAACCATTTTTAATCACATGTACCAGTAAATTTCTCACATACTGATCATTGTACTGTGGATTATGGTGTGCCACATACGGAGATGAATTAGCAAAGTTAATCATCATCTCCATTATTCTATCAAAATCCTGTAAATCTGCTTGTCTAATCTTCATATCTTATCTTTCTTGGATGTTTCTACGACCTCCGCCGCCTCCGCCGCGGCCTCCTCCTCCACCACGTCCGCCACCGCCTCTGCCGGTGCCTCCGGTGTATTCTCTACCAAAGTCAAAGTTCACATTGTGTAGTTCTGGTACTCTGTAAAACGTTTGATCTCCTGGATAAAATTGTACCCTGTCTGTGGGGTTTGTTCTTTGTCCTGCTATTCTGTTTTCCAATAACGTATTGATACTGGCAACTTTTACTGTGACTGAATTTGTCAAAGTATTTTCTAAAATGTTTTCATCTTCTGTGATTGAATAGTTAGTGATTATGCCTGCAAAACGTTGATACACATTTGTTACTGCATATGAATCATTGAAAAAAGCACGATATACTTTACATGTACCGCCTTTGATGTTTGCACTTAAAATGGTCTGTATGTAATTGATATTTGAAGGTATGCCACTTAAAGTTATTGCAATATCACCATTTGTGGTTTTGATATCTTCTTGAAATTCGCCTATTTGCAAAAATGCACCACATTCTGTGTAATCGTTTGAATTATACGTGAGGGCTTTATAAGCATTGCTTATATAATACGTTGTGCCATCAATATCAAGATCAATCAACAAACAATGCTTGATATTGTTTTCAGCAAGTTCACTAATGGTTGTTGCCATTACGTATCCTCTTTTCTAATTACTTCTACTAATTCAAAATCACTGTTGAATTCAATTCTATCATGCGGCACAATGCTGTATGAAGGTTTTGAAATCATCTTTACACGAAAGTCTACATCAACACCTACATTGATATTTTTGCCTGCCAATGTGTATGAATCTTGTGGTATAAACGTTCTGTGTATAGGCACATTAACAGAGCCTCCTGTTGAATGTGCAACATCTGCTGTTACTATATAAGGATATCTATATCCTCCTGCAGGTTGTATGTAATCACCTTTCTTAAACAAGAATGTGCCTGATCCTGCCGCAACACAATTAAGATTGATTGTTTTAGCAGTTGCACTGTTTACTGTGATAGAAGCAATACCTGTACTGTCACCACGCCATGCAGTAACATAACTTAAATTTGTGTTTGTGCTACCTATATCAATTGTGCTTTCTTCTGTGATATCAAGGTTACCTAATTCTGTAACAAGGTCTCTGTTACTGCTGTATGTTAAGCCGGAGTGCATGCCTACGTTGATACGAAAAGGCACAGCACTGGCTATTTCTGCTGTTAACAGTCTCCCACTACGTGATATACTTTGTGCTGATAACTTGTTGTAATCAATTGTGATAAAAGTTGCGTTGTCTACTATTGTTTGTAAGCTCATTAACTTGGTACCCTCCTTGCACCCATTTGTGTTACGTTAAACAGGAACTCTGGGTCTTTTGCTACCATTGCTTTGAATGATGCGGCATCCACAGCATTGATATTGTATGTTACTTGTTGTCCCAATCCACCATTAGGCACAATACTACCTGAACTGCCAGGTACAAATAATTCTGGTCCACGTTCGCCAACCAAATAAGGTCTTCTACCACTCACTGAACCACCATTTGCTTTACCAAACAATCCGCCAAAGAATGAACCGCCAAAGTCCATACCTGTTACTGATCCACCTGTACCAAATTGAAAACCGAACAGACCACTTAACAATGGTTGTATAATTTGTAAACGCAGTATATCAGCAAGTACTTGTGTGATAATTTTCTTCATGAAGTTCTTAAATGATTCTGCGGCACTTTGTCCTTCAAGGAATGCTGTTGCTAAATCTTGACTGAGTGCTA